CGGTAAGAGTTCCGCAAATTTTTCACCGAATGAACCCATCACTGATGATTTCAAATTGTCTATCGTGTCGCCAAAGCTATCTAAGCCAGCTACAGCTTCGTTGCTCATTACAGCTCCGCTTGTCTTTGCCTCTTCGGATAACCTGTTAAGTTCATCACCACCGGCTTTGATAATTGGATTCAGTTCCATTCCTGACTTACCAAAAATCTCCATGGCCAGAGCGTCACGTTCAGTCTCATTTCCAACTTTGCCTAGCGCGTCGAATGCCTCTTCCATGACAACTTTACTGTCTCTTAGGTTTCCATCGCTGTCTACTATTGAAATTCCAAGCTTTGCGAATGCTTCAGCCTGTGCTCCGGTCCCATCTTTCCCGGCATTCATTGACTTCGTGAGTTTGGACTGTGCGCCGGTTATGACATCAAGCTCGACGCCTAAGTTATTACCCACATACTCCAGTTCTTGGAGCCTTTCTGCGGATAACCCCGTGACATCTGCCTGCCTTTGAAGTTCGTCAGCATTTTCCACAACCTTAACAACCATTCCGCCTATTGCGACACCAGCTGCAACTACTCCGACTGCCGCTGCCTTGCCTATATTCTTTAGGTTTCCTATGGCCTGGTCCTTCGAAAGAACCGCATTGGTCTGTCTACCTTGGGCCTCCAGGCTTTTCAGCTTTGTTTCGGCATTGACGATTTCCCTCTGCAAGTCTCGATATTGTTCTTCGGATAAATCGCCTTTTTTAAACTGTGCCTGTGCTTGTTTCTCCGCTTCTTTCAAAGTCTCAAGTTTGCCCTTAGTATTCGTTACGCTATCGGCAAGGAGTTTCTGCTTTTGAGTGACCAATACTGTATTGCCAGGATCCAATTTCAAAAGACGGTTGACTTCTTTCAGTTCGCCTTCCAGGTCCCTGGATTTCTTGTTGACATCCGCTAATGCTTTTGCCAGCGGACCGGTATCACCGCCGATTTCGATTGTGATTCCTTTTAAATTCTTGCTCGCCATTTACTCACCTCCCCTATATTTTCTTCTCAGCGCCCGTCTGTCTGGGCTTACCTGCTCCATCCTCCAACAATCATCAAGGTAATTTCTGCCCTCTTGTGTCATGCTGTGGTTGTATATGACTGCATCCCGTAGGTATAGCCAGTATTCGAGCACTCCTAATTTTTCGATTCTGTCAAAATCATAGCCGGTATAATCCGATATGATCTTCTCTTCCTTTGTATTGACTTCGTATTCATTCCCCTGGTTTCCCTCTGCTCCTGGGTAGTAGGGGATTTTTAGTTTTTTGAGATTTTTTCACCTGTGAGCCACTCGAAAAATGCAGTAAGAATCATGCTCATTTCGTCGAAATCAAGTTCATCGATGATCTCTGCTGGAACTTCTTTGTTATCTTTGTTTTTCTTTAAGAGGGTTTGGATTGCATCTGTCATGTCATCCAGTCCATCTTCTTTCTTGGCATTCCTTGTAAGGTTAACTATCTTCTTAAGCGTCTTTACCTTTGGCGGCTCGACTTCTAGCACCAGGTCATTCAGCTTGATATCAAAATATCTTTTGTTGATTGTAGATAAGTCAAACATATAAAATCTCCTTTCAAAAAAAGGGGGAAGCAGTTAAACTCCCCCATTTTGTTACACTGTTGGTATTTCTTCCTCAAAGATGATCTTGGTTCCTTCTGAATCGTGAGGCATTGCCTTAAATTCAGCATCGATGACGGTTTCCTTGTCCTTCAGGAATGCCAGACTGAATCCAGCCTGATTGCTTCCTACTATTGTTACCCGGATATCACCATCGATAGCATCCTCGTGGACGAACCGAATGACATAGTTCTTTCTGTCCTGGTTGGCGACACCGCCGATCTTGACCGTTCTCTTTCCCACTGCTTCGGTCACCCTTGCCGTTGAGCAAAGCTTTTTTAGTGTGGTGCCGTTCCAGGTCATGATTCCGGATTTCAGTGTGACCTCTTCATCGGTCATTACGATCTTGGATACCAGTCCCAAATCATCTTTTGCCTCGTAAAAACTAGGCTTATAATCCAGGGTTGCGCCGCCACTGATAAGTCCGAGAAGATTTGTCTCTACCTCCAGAACTAGGTCTGTGGGTATTGTGGTTACAAACTCAGCCGTGTATATTTTACCTGAGCCTAATACAATTTTTTCATCTGCTGTTGGCATATTTCTGCCTCCTTATATTTTTTCTGTGAATGTGAATGAGTATATGGTTTCGTACATCTTTTCAGATGATAACCACATTCTGTCTCTTGAAAACTCCACCGGAATAGCATTGAGTATTTCATCAATTTCGTTTTCTTTCAGTGGGTCTACTTTGTCAGCATAAAACTCTAGTGTGATATCACGGTCAGCAATGTTGTTTTTCTTGTCTGCACCTCTGACGCCTCTCGACTCCATGAATATGAGGTAGGGTAATTTAGGTGCAGTATAAAAGCTTTCTTCTGCCATTGGAATGTTTAGCGATTGTAACAGTGTTCTTATATCCCTCAACTAGATCACCCCATTCTCAATGATTGCTTTGACATTATCTTCGTAGTCCTTGACTAGCTTTTCTTCAATTGGCTGGATGTGTACCTTTCCAGGAACTCTTCCGCCGTTTGTTTTCGCGTGTCCGTGTTCAAGTAGGTGAGCCAGTCCGGGCTTGTATTTGTTGTGAATAACGTATCTTGACCGATGCCTGACACTCTCATTTTGTACCGCCCAGCCCTTGTTGTAGGGCTTATCCTGGGCGGTTTTAAAAGTGGCTGCCGATACGGCTTTGAGTTCCTTGGTGGCTTCTTTAGCAAGCCTTGCGGTCATTTCTGCAATTTCTTCTTCCACATCCGTGGTGTACTTGATCATTAGCTTTCCAAAAGCCCTGTCAAAGTCGCCAATTTGAATAGCGCCAGTTACCTTTGTCATGGTAGCGACACCACCAGTTCGATAATGTCGCTCTTGATATATGTTCTTAAAATGCTATACAGCTTTCCCTCGTGTTTGATGTATTTGTTATCGGCATATTCAAAACTCTTAATCTCGAATACGAGTTCAGGCTTTAAACCTGCTCCTGCAGCCTGATAAAACTCAGACTGTCTTACCGATTTTTTGTTAGCAAATATTTCTACCCACACCGAGGGAATGTCTGGCTGTTCGTAGGTTGTAATTACCGGTGGAGTACCCAGTTCAATTATGTCTTTCCACATCTATACCACCGCCGATGTATTGTATTCCGGACACATGGAGAGATGAGCTACAAGACTATCAAATCGTATCTGGTACTTATCCGATTCTGCATTATCCAGGCCGAAATTAGCCTTGCTGTATAGGATAATTGCTCGCTTTATCATTGGATCAGTGTCCAATATAGCGGCTTCCACTATCCCTGAGAGTGTAAGCTGCATCTTCGCCGCATCGACGAGATCCAGAATCTCAGCATCCATGGAACTATGCGTAATTCTAAGATTAAGTTTTACATCGTCTATGAGCACAAGATCACGCTCCTTTTTAAATAAAAGAGAGGGCTGTTAACCCTCTCAGTGTTATTGCTATGCGAACTTTTTAGTGATGGTAACAAGTGAGTTCTTATCGACTACCTTGCCATCGGCCAGCATGAGAGCCTTTGTGATCTGGTCGTCAGTGTCGTTGTCTTCATATCTCTTAACGGTTACATCGTAGTTCGTGTTCAGGACATAATCCTTGAAGTTGAACAGAAACGCAACAACAGTGTCGGCGGCGATGGTCGCACCAAGGCTTGTCATGTAGTTGTTCAGGATTACAGGTCTTCCGAGCAGTGTTCTTTCAGGCTTGCCATTGATTCCGCTGTTAACTCTGGCAATAGGCTGTTTCTGAGAGTCAACCATACCGATGAACTTCATGAAAGTCTTCTTTGTCATGCCGTAAACTGCATCATTTTCGTATTCGAGTGGAAGAGCCGCTTCAGCTTCTACCAGGGTAGCATACGCAACATCACCGGCAGCGGTAATGTCTACATTCTGTCCGACAACAACTGTCTCAGCAAGGATTCCTTTGGGCTGTCCGATACCAGTACCGCTTATTACAGCCTGTTCAAGCGTCTTTACCATTGCTTCAGCGATGTTGTTGGTGATGGAGAGTTCAAATACAGACAGTGAAACCACGGAAGTTTCAAAGGACATTGAAACAGCACATCTCAGCTTGTAATAGCTGAATACGACCTCTCCGGTTGCCTTCTTCTGCTTGTCGGAAGTTGCACCCTCAGCAACCCATGTCGCTACAGGCTTTACGCTGGATGTAGGGATCGAAACGCCGCCCTTGTATGAAGTCTTTGTGATTAGTGGCAGGATCATGCCTGTTGCTTCCATTTTCTCGATGATTTTATCAAGGATTGTGTTTGGAATCACTGTTCCAACATCAGTTGTCTTTGTATTTGCATCCACGTTGAACTGTGCAGGAATCGGAGTACCGTTCACAACGTAGTTCATGAATGCTTTTCTGTATTCCATACCGTTGTAGATATTGTCGTCAGCCACATTGTTCATCGAATCGATTACTTTTGCCATTTGCACTGTCACCCCTTTGTTTTCTATTTCTGTTACCTTGGTCTTATCTTCCAACGCCTTAATGTTTGCGTTTGCTAGGACTACTACATCCCACTGTGCATCCAGTGCCTCTACTTCTTTTACCTTTGCAGCGTAGTCATCCATTTTTCCATCTTCGATGAATGCCTTCATTTCCGCTAGTAGACTTGCCCTCTGTGCCATGTATTTTTCTCTGTTCATTATTTTATTCCTCCTATTAATTCGTAATATTTGAGTGTAGCCTCCGCTTTTTTGAGCGTTAAAATATCCGCATCATTACCGAGCGGATTTTTCATTGAATTTCTTATTTTGTTGATGACTTCAGGCGGTAAAATTTCTGTGGCCCCATAGCTCGCAACCAGCCCGATGTTGTCGCTAAACATTACTTCATCGATCAATTTATTTTCCAACGCCTGTTGAGCCGTGAACCATGTTTCCTGGTCCATAAGACTGAGTAATTCCACCTGAGTCTTTCCACTCTTCAGCCGGTAAGCGTTTGCGATGGTGTCATTCGCGTTCTTCAGCACCGATGATGCATGCGCCATGTCTCGATGATCACCGGCAGCCATGGACGATACATTATGAATCATCATTTGAGCCGTTGGAGACATCAATACCTTTTTGCCAGCCATGGCAATTACAGAAGCGGCAGATGCAGCCAAGCCTACTATTTTCACGGTCACATTGCCTTTGTATGATTTGAGCGCCGTGTATATTTCACTACCTGCAAAAACGTCTCCGCCTCCGGAATTAATTTCAACCTCTAACTCATCCCCTGCGGCCTCATCAATTAATTTGCTGACATGTTTGGGACTGGTTGCCTCAATCTCAAAATAATCATAAATCCATTGGTCATCAGATCTTATGATGGGACCTTTCACATTAATCTTTTTCATTTATTCACCCCCTTTCCCAGCTGAAACTACGGCAGTATCAAGCCTTCTTATTGGTACATCTCCGCCAGAAACAGGAGCCAAACCACCAAGGATTTTACGCCATTCGTTTGGCGTCATTGCTCCCCTGTCAACCATCTGCAATAAACTCAGCTTTGTTGACATGTTGGCATATTGTAAATTTGAAGCTTCAAACATGATGCTGTTTCCAAACCCTCTTTCTCTTCGTGTGAATAGCTTTCGGCTGTACTCACCACTTGCTTGCATTGCGAACGGTTCGATTTCAGACTCATAATAAGAGTTCCATTCGTCTTCTGACCAACTCGATTGCACTATTTTTTGATTGGTTCCAAAAAACGAATAGATCCTCTGGACCGTCTTCTCCATTTGCATCGCATTTGGAACGTAGTCTTTAGGATCTACTTGCTGTGCATCAAATTTAGCATCCGTTGATGCCGCTCCGGTTGAACCGTTGTCTATGCTGAGGTAATCATTTATAAACTGATCTGTTTGTGTCTTCATGTCCTCTGGTCTTAGTATGGTGTTGAATTTTAGTAGCCACCGCACAATATTTGAGTTCTTAATGGCCTTAACAATGCCCTGATCAGTGGTATTCACGATTTCCATTAGTGGAATCAGTGCGTCCCTTGGACTTGTCCCAAAAATGTCATTTTCGTTTACGTCCTGTCTCAGGTGGATGATGTCGGTATATGCGTATGTGACCGTCCTTCCATTTCTCATGAGACATTTCAAAAACAGTTCTCCCTGTTTGTCGTATATTGCTTCCGCACTCAGGCAGGGAATTGGATACATTTCAACGGGGAACCCGTTATCGTCCCGATGGATGTAAATAAACGCATTATTGTTTAATTGCAATTGCGTTGCTACCTTTTCCTGCATCACTTGGCCGGTCATATAAGAATTAGGTTCTTCCAATAGGAATCTCATGTATACTTCCGGATTGATTTTCAAATTAATGGAACCGTCTGTATTAACCGTCTCCCTTATGTGCTTTGCCACAAGCTTGCCGATTGCTTTTACCTTTGGCCTTATACAAGCCCGGACAATGTCACTCTTGTACAGGTTCCCATTCCAAGCAAAAAAGCCATTTCCCCTATCGGTAATCATTTCATATCGCGATGTATTGACCGATTTGTTGAATAATCTCCCTAGCAATCCCACTTGCTCACCTCCTTAAATAATATTCATGTAACTGTCTTTATATTTTTCTAGCGTGATGTAGGCATCCATTAGGCTTGCCACTCCATCAATTCTCCTGGTTGATTTACTTGTTTTTACAAGTGCGATGTTGTCGTTTGTGTCTGTCTTAATGGCCGCATTACTCATGTTCCATTTCAGGATAGGAGAATTGTTATAATTAATTCGCTTTGCCTTTAGATCCGCCGCAAAATTGAACATTGGTGTGCTGAATGTCTTGGGTCCCTGAATAACAGGTTCAATGGACTCTTTACCAAAATTGTTTACAAGCTCATCCACAACATATTTGCTGTTCCATGCGTCGTACCCTATTTTGTAAATATAGATATCGAGTTTCTTTTGTACTTCTACAAACCATGCAGTAACATCCTTGTAATCAATCTTGTTGCCCTCTGACAGCTTCATTAATCCCTGGTCAACCCATTTGTCATATGGTATCTTGTCCTCCTGCACTCGTGCCTCAATGAGGTCAGCGGGTAGCCAGTACATTTGATGTACATATAGGGTTTCATCATTGGGTACCCTAAAGATTACCGTCGCACATGTTAAGTCTGTGGTATTCGATAGGTCTAAACCACCGACACAGTATCTAGGCTTCAGTGTTGCGATGTCGAATGTCGCTGTATTGTTCAATTCGTCGAATCCTAGCCATGATTCGGATGAGGTTTCTCGGATATTGAACTCTTTACAGACAAGATTCTTTACAAGGTGGCTGTTATTCTTCGCCTTTTCAACTTTAGCGGTCAATGTCTTCAGGTTCTTGATGGTTCCTAACCCCGGATTAGCTTTCTTCCAACATGCCGGGTCCCTCCACTCTTCGCGAGAGTCTAATTCATAGATGAACGCAATGAAGTGTTCGTCCTTATACCCATCAGGATCACCGTAACCATTAATTACCCGTTCCGCTTCTTCGTACTTCTCATCGTAGATATCTTCACGGACAGTTCCAGCGGTTGATGTGATGTAAATCAGCGGCTGTTCTCGTGCGGATGTTCCGTCAGCCATGATGTCATACAGTGGCTTTCCGTTCTTCCACTGATGTATTTCATCCATGAGTACGCAATGAATGTTAAGGCCATCCAGGGTGTCTGAGTCGGATGCCACCGGCTTGAATGTACCTTCGTTAAAATCACTAGGCATCTCACCGACTAATCGGCGGATTCTCTTCTTTAGCGTGGGGGATTTATTAACCATCCTCTTTGCTTCGCCCCATATGATCTTCGCCTGGTCTCTTTTTGTGGCCACGGCATAAACTTCAGGCCCCGGTTCGCTATCACCCACCTGCATGTATAATCCAACGATTGACGCCAGTAGGGACTTACCATTTTTCTTTCCCACGATGAGAACTGATTCTCGGTATTGCCGGTTTCCTTCGATATCAATGAATCCAAAGATAACCGCAAGGTGCGCCTTTTCCCACAGTTCTAGAACTACAGGTTTACCGCCCATCTTTCCCTTGGAATGTCTGCAGTAGTTTTCCGCAAACTCAATAACGTGGTTTGCCCTGACATTACTGTAATAATATTCGGAATCGTTGTTGACCAGATCACGTGCGG